TGGGGCGCTCCAACGAAGCAACAACCAACACCATTACCATCAGAGGTATTGCAATGCCCCAGTCGAATGCACCCCACGAAGACGGTCAGAACCGCGGCGCCCCGCTGTCGGCCCCGGCCGTTGTCACCACTACCACCGCCGGCGCGGATCCGCTCGTGGCCGAGCGTCAGCGCACTGCTGACATCATGGTGTTGGGCGATCGCTACAACCAGCGCGAGCTGGCCGCCGATGCGATCCAGAAGGGCTATAGCGCCGACCAGTTGCGCGGCCTGATTCTGGAACGCCAGACCCCCGCGGTACCTGCTACGCCTGCAGCTCCTCGAGCAGGTGACCGCGATCTGCCAGGCTTTACCCAGGACGTCTCGGCCCGCTCGTTGGGCCTGTCCGACAAGGAAATCGGCGAATACTCGCTAATGCGCGCGGTCAATGCCGCGGCCGACAAGGACTGGTCGAAAGCGGGCCTCGAGCGTCAGGTCAGCCTGGCGCTGGCGGACGTGCTCAAGAAGGAATCGCGCGGCTTCTACGTGCCGCATGACTTGCTTATGCGTGGCATGAGCAAGGGCGACCCGGCCAAGGGTGGCGCCCTGGTGGCCACTGACCTTCGCATCGACCAGTTCGTCGACATCCTGCGCAACAAGACGGTCATGGCGCAGCTGGGCATGAAAATGCTCGGCGGCCTGGTCGGCGACCTGGATCTGCCGAAGAAGATCAGCGGCTCGAACTTCTACTGGCTAGGCGAGGGTGACAACGTCAACCTGAGCGATTTCGACCTGACCACCCTGCCGATGTCGCCTAAGACCATCGCCGGCGGCATCCCGGTTACCCGCCGTCTGCGCAAGCAGGCTGCGAAGTCGATCGAGGCGCTGATTATCGACGACCTGATCGAGGGCCTCGGTGTTGCGATCGACCTCGGTGTGCTGCGCGGCCCTGGCACTGGTAACCAGCTGCTCGGCCTGCTGAATCAGCCAGGCCTGCCGGCGATCGAGTTCGACGGCCCAGGCATCACCTACGGCAAGGCCGTGGATATGCGCACCAAGGTGGCCACCTTCAACGCCGCCCAGGGCTCGCTGGCCTATTTGACCAGCGTCACCCAGTCCGGCCTGGCGCAGCAGACCGAGAAGTTTGCCAACACCGGCCGCACCGTATGGGAAGACGGCAAGGTCAACGGTTTCCGCGCCGAAGACACCAACCAAATGCCCGATGACACCTGGCTGTTCGGTGACTTCTCGCAAGTGGTGATGGGCTTGTGGGGCGTGATGGATCTCCAAGTAGACACCGCGACCCTGGCCGCCAGCGACGGCCTGGTGCTGCGTGTCTTCCAAGACGTCGACGCGGCTGTACGTAACAAATCGTCCTTCTGCGTAGGTAAGAAGAAGGTCGTTTAACCGAACCTGAAAGCGGGCAGGTGGGGGGGGCTTAGGCCCCCCTTTTTTTACCCCATCACAACAGGTAACCCCATGAACACCAAACAACTGAGCGCCACCCTGCTGGTGGTGCTGCTGACTGACCTTATGGTCAACGGCGACATGATCCCCGTCGACACTGTGCTCGAGGTCGAGCGCGGCCTGCGTAACGACTGGAAGGGCTCTGGCTTGTGCCGCGATGCGACCGACGAGGAAATCGCCGAGTATCGCGTCGAGGAGGGCGCTGCGGAGCTGATCGGCGAGGATATTCAGACCATGGCCAAGGCCAGAGGCGACCTCGAGGACGTGATCTATAGCCTCGAGCAGAAGCACGAGCAGCTGGTCGATCAGGTAGAGCAGCTGCAGGGCAAGGCGACCGGCCTTGATCAGCAGTGCACCGACCTTCAGGCCGAACTCGAAACCATTGGCAAGCAGCACACCACCGCGCAGGCCGAGCTCGCCGAGCTGGCCAACCAGAAGAAGGCCCTGGCTGAGGAAGTCGCGGCGCTGGAAAAGGCCAAGAAGGCGGCTAGCAAGTGATCGGCGCCGACGACTTCGGGACGTTCTTCGACCCGGACGAGTTCGGCACCACGGTGACGCTGATCGAGCCGGGAAAACCGGCTCGACCTGTTAACGGTCGTTTTGGTGCGCCCGAGCAATCGGGCAGCCTGTACCGCTCGGGTATGGATCCAAGCGCCTCGTCGCTGCGGGTACGTACCGACCAGGTAAAGCTGCAGCTGCCCCGTGGCGAAGTGCCGGCCAACTGGAAGTTGACCAAGGTCGTGACCGTCGAGGGCGAGCACTCAATCGCCCACGTCGAGCCGCTCGGCCAATTGCGGTCGCTGCTGACACTTGTCCCCTATGGCGATCGGGCGGCCCAGCCCGCGGAGCGTGGAAAGTGGCAGGCTTTGAACTGAGCTTCAATGTGGACGATGGCTGGGTCGGCGTAGAGCGCGCCATAGCCGCCGCCCCTCGAAAGCTGGATCTAGCCGCTGCCCGCGCCCTGCGCAAGACGGCGCAATGGTTGCGGACGCACAGCTCGAAAGAGATCGCCAAAGAGCTGCGCATCACGCAAAGCCCCATCCGGCACCGTTACAACATTTACAGCCAGTCGACCAGCAAAGAGGTAAAGCTCTGGGTCGGCTTGCGCCCTATCGGCGTGCACTACCTGGGCACGCCAAAGCAGACGTCGACCGGCGTCCGCGTAGGGCATCGCAACTATGACGACGCCTTTATCGCCCCGATGAAATCCAACCAGCGCCTGGTATTCCGGCGCAAGGGTCGCGAGCGTCTGCCGGTCGAGAAAGTGACCGAGGATTGGGAAGGCCCTGCTCTCGGCGCTCTGGAGCGCTGGGAGAAGCGCGCCCTGGAGCGTTTCATGGAACTGTTCGAGCACGAGGCCCGTTATGCCCTTGAAAGTGCTTAACCAGGTCTCTGACCTGTTCTTCGCCATCGGTGAGGCCGTCCACGCCGCTGGGCTGGGCGTCAACGTGGCCAACTATGACGAGTGGGACGGCAAGGTCGGCGACGCCACGGTGCTGATCGAGCTCGAGCGCACCACCCCAAGCGTGCGGCAAAACGACGGCCGTTACACCCATGCGGTCACCGTCACCCTGCACGCCGTTGTCGCGGGCTTTCGCAAGTTTTCGGCGCTCGAGGCAACCAACCTCGCCACCTGCCTGGAGCGCCTGGCCGATTGCAATCGGTGGGGCTTTATCGGGCGCTGCTGCGAGGTGCCCCGCGAGATGCACAGCGGGCCGTCGATCTTCCAGCGCGGCGCTCAGGGCTACGACGCCTGGGGCGTGACGTTCAAGCAGGTGGTGACGCCTGGCGAGCCGCCGACCGAGATCCTGCTCAACAGCGCGCCGCTGGTTGCATACAGCTGGCAAGTCGACGACCTGGACAACCCGGCGAACTATCAACCGCTGGAGATCTGAGCATGTTCGACGCCTTCCTGCGCATCCAGCTTGGCCCGATTATCGAGCGGCTGGCCGAGCTGGAGACCGAGATCGAGGATCTTCGCCGCCGAGCAGAAGGGCACAACCGCATCGGCACCATTGCCGAGGTGGATCCTGCGGCGGGCATGTGCAAGGTAAGCCACGGCGAGCTGCTCTCGCCCTGGATCAAGTACTTCAACCCGGCCGCCGGCCAGGTCAGCGAAACGCGGCACCCATCGAACGGCGAGCAGTGCCTGCTGCTGAACTACGGCGGCGGCGACGGTAGCGCCCAGGCGGTGGCCATCACCGGCCTGCCAACGGGCGCTTTCCCGGTCGTCTCCGATCGCGCCGAGCTGCACCGCCGCGCCTACCCGGACGGCACCGAAAGCAGCTACGACCACGCCGCCCACGCCCTGGCCTGGAAAAACGGCCCGACCACGGTCAAGGCCGACCGGGAGGGCATCGAGCTGCTGAGCCATGGCAGCGGGCTGCGGATCGACGCCGAGGGCGTGCACCTGGTCGGCCCGCTGGTCGATCACGCCGGAATCAACATCGGCAAGACGCACCGCCACCCGCCAGGCTCGCCACTATCTGGAACCCCGCAATGATCGGAATCGACCGCGATACCGGGGCCACGGTCGACGACTGGCCCCAATTTGTGCAGCGCGCCACGCGCGCGCTGACGACTCCGCTCGGTACCCGGCAGAAGCGCCCTTTGTACGGCTGCCGGCTGCCGTCGCGCCTCGGCCGCAACCTGGGCGACCAGTTGCTGATCCTCGCCCAGGGCGACGCTGTCGACGCCTTCTACAACGACGCGAACGGCCTCGGCGACTTCAAGCCCGAAGTGGTAGTCGCCACCCGGGAGGGCGCCGGCCTGCGCTTGCGCCTGGCCGGTACCTGGAAAAACCGCAAGACGTCATTTGAGGTGGTCACTTGAGCATGCTTATTCCGGGGCTCAACCAGCTGGCCGAGCCCGAGATCGTCAACGTCGAGCAGTTCGAGCCGCTGCTGGCCGAGTTCAAGGCCGAGGTGCTGGCTTACGTGGCCGCGCGAGATCCGGCCAAGGCCGCGCGCCTGGCCGAGTCCCTGGACAACGACAGCGAGCTGCTGACGATGGCCATCGAGGCCTTCACCGTGCGGCTACAGACGCACGAGCGCAAATACAACGCCCGTATCAAGCAACTGCTGGCCTGGTGGGCAACTGGCAGTAACCTGGACGCTCGAGGCGCGGATCTCGGCCTCGAGCGGCGCACCATCAGCCCCGGCGATCCGAACGCCTTCCCGCCGGTTGATCCGGTGCTCGAGGAGGACGCCGACTTTCGGTTGCGTTACTACCTGGCGCCACACGCCCCTGCTGCAGGCTCGCGCCTGCACTACCGGCGCGAGGCCATGACCTTGGGCGAGCGTGCCAAGGTTACTGTGGAGGCGCCCGAGGCCGGCAAGGTGGTGGTGACGTACACCTTCGAGGCCGACAGCAACGTGGCCAAGGTGAAAGACGCCAACGGCCGCCGGACTGCCCCGGGGCAAGTGGCGGTTACGCTGCTTTCCCGCGAAGGCAACGGCACGCCTAGCGCCGAGCTGTTGGCCGCCGAGGTGGCGCACTTTGCGCGTGATGACGTGCGCCCCGAGACGGATCTCGTCACGGTGCAGGCCGCCACCATCAAGCCCTACAAGATC